GGTTCTGCTAATGAAATCCAGCCATCCCAAGTAACTGGGATTGCTTCTAACTTGATGGCTAGACCACCTTGTTTGGTATCTACACAAACACCAATCTTTTGCCAGCGGTTCTTTTCATTGCCGCTTTTGTCGGTGTAAGTGCCATTTTTGACGATGCAATCATATTTAATGCCCATAACTTCTCTCTTTCAATTGTGTATAAATTTGTTGAACTTCATTTAAAAACCGCTTTACTTCTGTTTCTATATGCTCGATATATGATTCATCCCTATCCAAGCGCACTACAAACAATTGCAACTCAGGTGGCAGTCTAGGGTCATAGGACACAAAATCAGTCCATAAGCGCCCTGTGCAAGCCATCTGTGTTTGCATTTGTGGGACATACTTTGCTGGGGGAACTCCAGCCAATAAATAATCAATATGATTAGCTGTATTTGGGCATTTTATTTCCAAATTTCCCTCAGATCCTATTAAACCATCTGGGCTACACCCAAACCATTCAATAGTCGGATGGTTGCAAAAAGCAACCTGATCTACAAATAACCCTTTAAAGGCTTCATAAGCCATCCTAGCCAGCGGTTCTGTTTCTGTACCCCAAGCCATTGCTGGGCTTGTAAAACTGCTTGTAGGTATGTTTGTGAGCCTTTCAACTACCAAATCCATCTTGTAGTTCTTACGACCAGCAGATTCCCCAGATTTGATCTTGGACATGACATCGGCAACACGACTAGCGGTTACCTTTCCTAATCGAAGTTGCTTCCATTCGTCTGTGCCTTGTTTAATTGATGGAATATCCTGATTTAACACAATTGTTGTATTTAAATCAATCATCCCGGCAAATGGGATTGGTTCTAAAGCATTTATCCTATCTTCTGTTGTGAATGTTGTAATGATTCTCTCCTTTTATTTGTTGATCTATTATTTGCTTGCTGTTTTGCTGTTGCCCATCTGCAATTGCTTGGCTCATAATTGCCATCATTGTTTATTCTGTCAATAGAATGATTTTTTGATGGTCTTTTTCCCATATCTAATAAAAATTTATTGAAATCAAGCCAAGATGGGTCAATTTTTATTCCTCTACCGCCATATCTATGAAAGTTTGCAGAACTTTTCCAATGGGTTCTAGACAATATTCCAGACCAAGCAATATATTCTGGCGTTTTATATTTTCCATGTTTAGTTGCTCTTTGTTTTGCAAGTTCATCTTTCAAGCATCCGCATGATTTTTGCCGATTACTATTTAATGTATGAGTTGGAACAATACAATAATTTCCACAATTGCATAAACAAGTCCAGCAAAAATGACCATTTTGTCGATAGGCAAACTCTTTAACTAGCAATCTTTCAAATCGCTTGCCAATCATTTTTTTTGTAGCATTTTCAAGTTTATTCATAAATTAAGTATAAATAAAATTGCAAATGTTGTCAAATTGTAGATGTAGTCATTTTTTGGTCATATTGTTTTATAGTTTCCTGTAGTTGTTTTGCATAAATAGATGCTGATTCTGCCGCTTTCCCTGCTGAAACCCAATCACTTTTTAAGCAAAACAAATGACAATTTTTGATGGCTAATTGGGTATCTAAATACAATTCTGAATAATCTTTAGTTCTCATAATTTCCTTATTCGGTTTCATCGTCTGGCATCTGGTCTGTAGGTCGCATTTGAATTAATTGAACATCATCCAATTCAGACTTTTCCCATTTAGTCATAAATTCTTTGGAAAGAGTATTGATTGCCGCCATCCATCCCATTTCAAAAAATTCTTCTGGGGCAAATACAGCTTTAGGTATCTTATCAAATTCTTCTTTAGCAAATGCGTTCATACCTTTTGTTTTCTCCAAAGCTGTTTAATCTTTGGGTCTATAAATATAGCATCAGAATCATCAATTGTCCTATTGAATAATGCTTTAAAATCAGCCCATTTCTTTTTGTACATCTCTTGTTCACTTGCTGGAACATAACCATAAATCTTCTTCCAGCGAATAGTAATGTCTGTACTTGCTGGTGTATAAATATAATCTTTATTTTCCATTTTTACTCCTATAGTGTTGATTGGATTGCCTTATTAAACATACTGAACATTTCCATACTTTTGTTTTGTTTCTTAATACTAATTTAAAGCTTTTTGCATCTCTTACTACTTGACACGATACACAAAACTTTTGTTCCATCCCAACCTTCTTTTAAATATTTATATTCTGATGCATCTACTACTGCTGTTAGTTTTTTGCATACATCACAAGTATCTAGCCAAACTCTGTAATCATGGTATCTGGGTTTCTCTTGCCCCCATTTAGTCCCACAATCAAAACAAACATTATCAGGTTGTTCTTGGGCTAATCGCATTGAGTTCTGCCTTTTTCTTTTCATAGGTTGGCTGAATTTGCTCTTTTTGTTTCTTAGTTTTAGTTTCAGCCCATGCCAACCCAAAAACAGTTTTAAGTTCATCTGCTGTCTTACAGTTTTCCAATTGGGCAATAATCTTGTCAGTTGGTGATTCTTCTGGTTCATCCCAGAACTCATCTCCTGCATACAAGGATAATCCAATTCCAGTACAGATGGCAATACACTTTACCAAGCATCTTTTCATTGCTGAATTTACTTGCATTGCATTTGGATTAGTGATTGCTTTATTTCCATCACCTAATACTGGTAGATATTCAGTCATTGTTTTGCCAAAAGCAGTAACAGAACAACTAACCATCAAAGTGCCATTAAAAGGAATTACATCACCATAAGACCAATTTGCCATTGGATCTTGTTGTAATAAAGTATCAACTGCCCAAGTCCAAGGAAGGTATGTAAACCGCCCTTTCTTTTTTGTTTCAGCAGATACATCTATAGTTCTAAGCTCTTTATATTTATTCACAATATATCCTGTATTTTGATGCCTTTATTTTCAAGGGCTTTTTTAAATTTACTTAATGCCGATGACAATATTTGTGCAACTCTTTGATGAGTTATGCCTTCAGCTTTTGCAATCTGTTGCAATGTCATTGGATCTTTGTTCATTGACAAGCCTTTTGTGCTGAGTTTTCCCAGTATTCGTATATACAAGTTGAAACAATTAATCCAATCTTTTCTTTCTCATTCTTTTGGAGTGCTTCAACTAAAGAATCCCAATGCTTACCATAAAGTGCATCATCCATAATTGCACCTTGGATATTTTCTGGTAGGTCTGGGCTGTAATCACCATTGAGCAATTCAGCTACTTGCTCATCAAAATCCTCATCATCTGGATCTTCTGGCTCATAGTAGCGATCTTCAGTATGCATACCCATGATTAGAACCCCCATCCAAACATTGCACCAAGGATTAAACCTAAAAGAATTATTCCAATAATGTCAGTCTTTTTCATATTATTTCCTGTATGCATATTGTGAAAATGGGATGCCAAATGATTCTTTATCTTCAAATACAACTTTGTTTTTAGATTTATCCAAAAAAGCATAAGTGCTAAAAGCAAATGGCGCTTCATGATGCAACTCTAGCAGAACTGCATTGATTCTATTTGCAAATGCATTGGTAGCCGCTAAAGATAGTTCGCTAAACTGTTCAGCAGTTAAACCGCTAGATGCTAATTTTAGTTTAGCTTGTTGCTCTAGTGTTAATGGGTTTTTCATGTCTTTTCCTGTTTTGTTAAAAATTACTGCATGGGTAAATATTGCTCCATCTGTTTCTTAAAGTAAACAAAAATCGTATAGGGATATACCCTGTGTCAAAAAAACAACAATGATTTTATTGTATGATTAGGGATGACCAGCTTAAATCAGCGCACAGTCGCACTTCTGAAAGACAGGGGATATCAATGCGATGTAGTCGAAAGCTACAATGCCTTCACCAAAAGAAAAAAAGACCTATTTGGAATATTCGATATATTAGCTATTGGGTTAGGCGAAACTATAGGGGTGCAGATTACTTCCAAGAGCAATATATCAGCCCGGATAAAAAAAATAGAAGAATCTGAGTATTTACCCCTATTGCTACAGGCTGGCTGGCGAATTATTGTCTTTGGGTGGTTTAAAAAAGACAATGGAAGATATGATTACAAGGAATTTGAGTTTTAGTAGTAAAATGGAGTTATCGCTTGGTGGCGATATGAGGGTAAGCCTTAGTCAGCAATCTGCACCTACCCGGTGTCCACCAACATCCCTTAAAAAAGGATGAGATTGCTGTCTAGGGCTTTTTTATTGAGGTTTTTATGAAAAAGACTTATTGGGAAAAATTGCAAGACCCAAGGTGGCAAAGAAAGCGGCTTGAAACAATGGAAGCCAAAGATTTTTGCTGTGAAATGTGCGGCGATTCAAAATCAACGCTTAATGTTCATCATAAAGAATATTTTAAGGATTTAGAACCTTGGCAATATGTAACAGATCAGCTTTCTGTTTTATGTCAAAATTGCCATGAAAACTTACATTCAAAGATTGATGTATTAAAGCTAATTTCATCATTTTTACCTATTGATGGTCCTTTTGATAGGGACACAATGGCAATTGTTATTAGTGGTTTTTGGGGTGTAGATTACAAAACAATGCTCGAATTATTTAAATTTGATGATATGGGCTGGATAAGAAATATATATGAATCTGGAACTTTAGCGGCGGAAAAAGCATATGCCAAATAGACTGCTAAAAGAAGGAATTGTTGATTCATCAGCCTTGGATGCATTAAGCCCAGAAGAAGAAGTATTTTTCTATAGATTGCTGGTGGTTTCAGATGATTTTGGCAGGATGGATGCTAGATTGCCAATCTTAAAATCTAAATGCTTTCCATTGAAAGATTTGCCAAAAATGCTCGAAAAGATCGAAGGCTGGTTGCAGTCATTGGTCAGACAAAAGCTAATTATTCGCTATCAAATTGAAGATAAACCATATTTACAAATATCCAAATGGGAACAAAGGATTAGGTCAAAAGGAAAATATCCATCGCCAGATGGCGCACAATTGATTGATAATAGCCAGACAAATGACAGCAATTTGCAGTCAAATGTCGGCTTGGGTTTGGGTTTGGGTAAGGGTAAGGGAATGGGTATGGGTGTTCAATCGCCTAATGGCTTTGAACAGTTTTGGATTGCCTATGATAAAAAAACAGGAAAGCAAAATGCTATTAAGGAATGGAAAAAAGTAAATCCAGACGATTCATTGATTAAAAAGATTGTAGAAAAAGCTGGCATAGTAGCAAAAACAGTAGATGTTCAATTTAGAAAAGATCCAGAAAGATGGATAAAAGGGCATCATTGGGATGATGAAATAGTAATAAAAACCCAAGACAAACCTACTCAGCGATGGGATGCAACTTTAGAAGGTGTAATGTCTAAAGGCAGAGAATTGGGCATATTGCCAAAACCGGGCGAAACTGAAGGGCAATATCGAGAAAGGGTTAGGCAAGGATGAATACTGGCAATCACTCCTACACAGAAAGAATACAAGGTACTAATGCTGGTGAAGAACTATTTGAAGCATATTGTGAATCTAAGGGTTTTCACTTAACAAGATTAGGGTTTGATGAGCATAAAGCCAATATTCCTAATTTCTTCAGATTAAATCAATACATTAGAAATATTCCTGATTATGTAATCAATACAGATAATGGAACTTTTGTAGTCAATGTCAAAGGGACAGATAACTTTAAGCAATCAGAATATAAATTGTTACCTGAATTTGGCGAATGGTTTAGTAGTAAAAAAGCCCCATTGATTTATGCATTTTGCTTTAGGGGTAGCGAAAGACCCATATTGGTTTATCCAGAAAAAATTATTAGATTGTATGAAGAAGCTAAAATTGACCAATCTTGGAGTGATGGAGTAATCTATAGATGTCTGAATTTAAGAAGTCAGAAGCGTGGCGATCAGAATGTGAAGCAAGAGAACTACTCAGATGGTCTTTAAAGGATAGAAGGAAGCAAATAGCTTTAGTCTGGGAAAAGCGTGGTGGTGAATCAGCAATCAAACTACAGGATGAAATAACAAGATTATGGAAAATACAGAAGAATCAGCAAACAAAGCAAGACGATTTATTTATGACAAATCAGTAGATTTTGCCCAATCGAAGGCTAACCGGGTCTATATCGAGAATTTCCTTAGATCAAAAAAATCCATGCTTATGGCTGAATCAGAAGCTACAACTATGGCTGGTAAAGAAGTAGATGCCTATAAGCATCCAGACTATATAGCATTGCTATATGGGTTAAAAGAAGCTGTTTTACTAGAAGAAGAATTAAAATGGAAGTTGTTATCAGCACAATTGGCTATTGAAATCTATAGGACAGAAAGTGCAAATAATCGTGCTATTGATAAAGCTATTTGAATGGGTGATATACCTTACTATTTTGGTATCCTTATTTTCGCTATCGTTTTCTTTTCTATATGGATTAATCTTAAATGAGTTCTTGGCTGATAATTGTTACTGGTTTAATCTACTTTTACATTTCTGTTGACATGGCAATCAAAGGTGATGTGGGTCTGGCTTGTATGTATGCTGGATATTGTTTTGCCAATTATGGAGCTTATCTTTTAGCAACCAAATAATGTACAGAAATGCAAAACTGCTTAAATCAATCAAAGATATTCCCTGTCAGTTATGTGGGGCAGAAGATGGAACTATTGTTGCCGCCCATTCAAATCAGCTTAGGGATGGCAAAGGTAGAGGACTTAAAGCCCATGATTATCGGATTGCGACCTTGTGCTTTAAGTGCCATGAGGAAATCGACCAAGGATCGAAACTCAACAAATCCCAAAGGATTGAGATGTGGGAAGAAGCCCATAGAAAAACCATTGGTGAACTTTTTGAAAGAGGAATACTAAATGTCAAATAAAGTTATCAAAACTTATGCTGATGGCAAAGCAAACTATGTTGTAGGTGGAGATGAAATCAATGAGATTATTGAACATCTAAATGATTTATTTGTAGGAAAACCCATGACTAGAACAGAAATGGATTTGTTGCAACATATTGTGAATCATATCTGCAATATGGCTAATGAGAACCAACTGCTTAGAATCTACAACCAAGAGCAAGTAAAACCTTATTCAAGCAATCATTAAATGTGTAATTAAATACACAAATATCGTACAATAATTACCTATGTTTGCATGATTTTTTCTTGAAATTTCATGCACTTACAAGCGTTTTTAAAATAGGTCAGATTACAATAACAAAGTAAAGTTTCAAACAAAAACAAAGTAAACCCTGTAATATGGAAATACAATCTAAATACTGTAAGAAAAAGTTTCCCTATCAGGCAATTTTGATTAAAAAGTAAGCAAAAATGGAAAAATCTTCCTGATCGGGGCATTTTGTAAGGTTTAGTAAATGATTCATTAATAAGGCTTTATTCTATTTAAGGATTCTTTAATAAGTCATAGTAATGCAATTGCATTGTCAACAACTTTACAATCAACCACCAAAAACTATACAAAATGTCAACAAATCTGCTGATATACATACTTTTTGTCAATAATTATGCATATAGGTATCAATATGTATATGAAATAAATACCTATAGGTACTAGACAATAAATTAACTGTCTAGTAATTACAACTCTAGTGGATCAAACCCGCAAGACACACCAATTTGATGAGCTTTTCTCCTAAATGATGCATCATGCTTTAACCATGCATCAGAAACAGTACCAGACCTAGAAGCATGGATCATTTCGTGAGCTATAGTTTTAATTACTGTCTCCAAAAACCCACATCTAGATGCAGAAATGGTAATCGTATGCTCATGCTCATCCCCTTCATCGTAACAATAAGTACCCATTGTTTCAGGGTCATAGTCAACTATGAATTTAACTTCTTCTGGCAATGGAAGTTTCCATTTTGAAAATGGCTCGCAACAATACAGCATTGCATAGATATTTCTAAGAATGGTTGGTGTTAACTTCATTTCCAGCTAATCCATTCTTTAGATTTAGACTGTCTCTTTCTATCTACATAAACTGGCATAGAAAAAGTTAAACCATGTTCAGGATGGGTAAGCCATAATGCTTGCCTAGGCGGTTCAAAGCCAAAGTTGTTGCTATATGCATATTCATCGTAACCTTTCAAGCTACCATTAACAATCAGTCTCTCCAATTGGATAAGTTGATGCCAATGCCCTAATAGCATAGTGTCGTATTCCATTTCAATTTGTGAGTTTCTAGATCGTTTGCGATGATCGCCACGAATGATCGGTCCGATTGCTCCAATAACACCATCTCCACCCCTAAACTGATCTCCATGAGTTAATAGATATTTATGCCCATAAATGCTGTAATAAGCATCTGATCCATCTGGAATTAAGAATGTGATTCTTGAATCATTTTCAAAATGCTTATCTAAGAACTGATATAACAACCAATCAAAAGATGTGAAGTTTCTGCCTTTATTGCGAATCTTATGGGTATTTCTACCATGATTGCCTGATACACAAGGAATAAAGACATTTCCAAACTCATTGGCTAGTGTTTCAATACACCAAATCAATACTCCAAACAAATCTACAACTGTTGGCATGATCTCCATTGCATTGGTAGCCATTAGTTCTTCATGGATGTCACCAGACACCATATCGCCACCTAAGATAAATACAATCCCCGGATAATCTGAATGGGCAATGTGATTCTTTAGCAAATCAATAGTCTTTTCAACCATTACTTTTGCTCTATCTTGGGCTATTGCCACATTGAAATCATTAACCCCATTAATTTGGTCAGGATCAACAACTTCACCCCAATGCCAATCACTAGCAAACAAACTAGGTACACCAGCAACAGTTTTGCCTTTCTTGGGTTTGACCAACCAATTTGGGATCTTTGGTTTCGCATCTGCCATATTAAGGATAACTTTCTTAATGTACTTTTCATTAAGTTCTTCCCTTTTTTGTGTAGATATTGAAGATTCAAGCTGTCTAATCTTATCTTTAGCTTCTAATAGCTTTTGATATAGATCAGGTTCTTCTGGTTTAACCATCTTGATAGTGGGTTCTAGACCCCTAGCAATCCCATTGTTATACCTAGATGTAAATGTGCTAGGATTAAGATTCAGGGACTTAGCGGCTAATAATTTAGACCCGGTAAGGGCAAATGCATTAATCGCTTCTTGACATAGGACATTGCTTATAGGTTCATTTGCCATAACTGTTCCAGTTGGATTAAGTTCTTGAAATAATACATCTTTTTTATGAAACCATGCTTGAAATTAATAAATACATCCAGAAATTGCTAGTACATAGTTTAAGGGTTTGCTCAATCTGTAAATATAAGCACAAAACTAGCGAAGGGTATTTCTTGATCTATAACAATGGATTAAATGAAAGATTTGTTTGTAAATCTTGTAGTAAAATAGATTGATGCCATATACAAAAACAGATCAAGGTTGGATGTGGGGTAGGCAAGGACCATTCCCAACAAAGCAAAAAGCCATTAATGTGGCTAAAGCCGCCTATGCATCGGGATTTCACGAAGAAAAGCGTCAGAAAGATTTGTGCATTGCTCTTGATTATCACAACACTTATTCAGCCGATCCTAAGTTCTGGGACACCTTCATTTATATGTGCTGGATGCGAAAATTCGAGGTTTATTGCATAACCCACCATACAGGCGAAAAGCAAAATGAAAAACTTATGGACAGTATTGGTAAAGTGTTGGACAAAGACCATATCATTTTTACAATGGGCAAAGCAAAAATGGACTATGTTAAAAGCATAGGATTAGATATTGACATTTGGATTGATAACAATCCAATCCATATTATTCAAGACCCAGACACAGAACAATGACTTGGAATATCAGAGTTGTAAAATATTTAGAAGAAGGTGAGCCAGTTTTAGCATTGGCTGAAGTCTTTTATAACACTCAGGGTAAACCCTGTGGCTTTACTACAGCATCAGCAGTAGATGAATCAATTGACAATTTGCATCAATATGTAGATTGGATGAAAGAAGCATTGGCATATCCAATCATTGAATTTGAATCCCAATTTGATGATATGGACAAATAGTGTTGGTAAATAACAACAAAATACAATAAAAGTGAAATCTGATTACAAAATACAAAAAATAGAAAAATCTGTATGTGCTGAAATTTTATTGAAATATCATTATTTAAAAGATATATCAAAAGGCTTTAAAAGCGGATTTAACTATGGATTATTTAAAGAAAATGATTGTGTAGGTGTAATCATTTTTACCGGCTTTCCTGTTCCAGAGCTATCTAAAGGTATGTTAGGGCTGGAAAGAAGCGATCAAAGCGGTTTATTTGAACTTAGTAGATTGTGTTTAGTTCCAGATATTCAACAAATTGAACATAATTTGGCATCTTGGTTTGTATCTAAAGCAATCAAAATGCTAAGAAAAGATACAAATGTTAGAGTAATTTTGTCTTATGCAGATTCAGAATACCATCAAGGGACTATTTATAAGGCTTGTAATTTTGATTATTATGGGTTGTCTGCATTAAAAAAAGATTTTTGGATTAAAAAAGCCGATGGCAGTTTTATTAAACATAGCCGAGGTAGTGTTAAAGGAATTGATGGCGAATGGCGCAATAGAACCCAAAAGCATCGATTTGCTATTGTTTATGACAAATCATTAAAAGTGTTGTGGAATAAGTGCAATGCCTAGCCTACCAACTTATACAAAGTGCGCCAGCCTAGGTTGCAAGAATACAAAGAGCAAACTCAACAGCTATTGCACAGAGCATGGCGGCAAAGAATGGATAGATACAGAAGATAGAAAGCAATTCAATTCTATGTATCAGTCTGCATTTTGGCGGCAAAAGCGACAAACCCAGCTTTCAATCCAACCGCTGTGCCAAGCCTGTTTGTCTGAGGGTCGCATAGGTAGTGCCATTCATGTCGATCATGTATTCGCATGGAAGGTACTGGGCAAACAAGCCTTTATTAACAACTTGTTTCAGTCGCTATGCCCAGAACATCACAGCCATAAAACAGCACTCGAACAGCAGGGCATATACAGGCACTACAGCGATCCAATCAAAGACTATGGGGTGGCAGACTATGGATATATCGTTGGCTTGGCTGAAGCCGATTCTGACCCCTTGCCAGCCTTCTAGAAAGCTATCGGTTAGAAACTTAAACTTTTTTGGACAGCTATTGAAG